TGTTATTAATAACACCACCAAATACTTGTAACTTTTTCAATAGGTAAGAACTCGATACTATAAACTTCATATTTTTTATTTATTTTAAATGACAAATCATACCCCTTTACGGAGTAATAATGGCAAAAGTAGTAATAATATTTATTACGACCAAATATTTTGGGATATTTTTTTGTTTTGAATTTTTCTCAAAACAGATATTGTAATGAAGTTTTGAGTGTTGAACTGAGAGGATTATGTGTTTTAGCCGTAGAGAAAAGATAAGAAAAATCGAGTTGGAGTGATTTGTATTTAACCCCTGTGCCCACTGTGAAATACTGCAAGTCGCCTTTGTTAGGGTGCTGATAATGATAGCCCATACGTACAAAAAACTGCTGATTATAAGCGTATTGTACACCTATTGCTTTACTAATTTCGTGCCACTCTTCCGAAAAACCATTAGGGGCATCGCTAAACGATTTGAAAATGCCTTGTAGAAAATCTTCATTACCTTCAGGCACTGAGGGAACTAACAATTTATTAGCTTCTACTGATAACGAAATAGAATGTAATTCACTAAATAACAGATTATAAGAAGCTCCTATTTTTAAATTGGTTGGGATAAAATACTCTTTGCCTAAATCTTCATACTTTACTTTAGCTCCTATATTAGAGAGTTGAAAGCCCCACGTGTAATATCCCCAAGCATTACCTATAGGGTGTTCACGAGAAGTGTAGTAGCCTGAAATATCAAAAGCAATACTCCGTGCTGTAGTATTTCCTTCTGACGGCAAGCGCAAAGCTGATTGCAAATAGCGAGTTGCTACTCCCATAGCAAATTGTTCGCTGAGTTTGAGATTATAGGACAGGTCTGCTGCAAATTCCGACGGACGTACATTGCCTGCTAAATAAGCATTACTGCCTATATTTTGGGTAAGAGCTACTTCACCTATAGTAAAATAGGTAAAACTCCCTCCCCACGCACTTCGGCGTAAGCGCTTGTAGTAAGTAATATTGCCTAAGAATACATCTTTAGCTAACTTGTTTAAATAGGGTGCATAACCTACTCCCACTCCTGAAGTAGCCTCAGCAAACACATATTTAGCAGCATTCCACCGCTGAGAAAACACATCTGGAGATGAAGATACCCCTATATCTCCCATTCCTGAAGCAGTAGCATCTGTACTGAGCAACAAAAACGGAAAAGCCGTAGTAATAGGTTTTTCTTCCTGAGCGAACATAGGGAAGACGGTTATAAAAATGAGTAGGTTGTATAGGTATTTCATAAATGCTAAAGTTTTATCACTTACATAGGTGAGATAGTAGCTTTTTTCTTTTCTAATATTTCTCTTACTATATCCGGACCAAGAAATAAGAATGACATACTTATCAAAAAGAATAAAATAGTTAGTATTATGGAAGCTGTATTGCTACCAAAAAACTTAGGTTTCTCTTTTTTAACAATTTGTTTTCCTCTACCACTTTTGTAATACTTAAAGTAGAACAAAAGCATTAGAAGTGCTGTTATACTTATCAATTGAAAAATACTTAAAGTATAACTGAAAAAATATGCCAACCCCATATCAAGCGGACAATTGATTATCAAAGAAAAAAGAAAACCTAATGCCCAAACAGTTCTTGAATGAGGTTGATTATCAGACATAACCTTCACATAAAAAAGATAAATATAATAATAAAGTACGTCCATCATTTGCCGTAATTTTCATAAAAATAATTCCAAATAGTTTCATTGTATTTAGAAGGTTTTCCATATCGCTTCTCCCAACGGTTATACCAATAACGATATGTAGATTCTTGATACCATTCTATGAAGGTTGTATAAGTATTTTATAAATGCTAAAGTTTTATAACTTACATAGGTGAGGTAGTAGCTTTATTCATCTCTAATATTTCCCTTACTACATCTGCTTTAAAAAATAAAAAGAGCATACCTATCAAAAAAAATAGAATAGTAAGTATTATAGAAGCTGTATTACTACCAAAAAACTTAGGTTTTTCCTTTTTTACAATTCTTATTCCTTTACCACTTCTATCATATTTCAAGTAAAACAAAGTCATCACAATTATTATTATGATTATTTTTTGAATTGTACTTAAATAACAATTAAAAAAATATGCTAATGGTATATCAATTAGTCCATTGATTATAAAAGCAGATGCAGCTCCTAATGCCCAAACAGTGTTTGAATGTGGATAATCATCAGGCATAACCTTTGCATAAAAAAGATAAATATAATAATAAAACACGTCCATCATTTACCGTAATTTTCATAAAAATAATTCCAAAAATATTCATTGGATTCAGAAGGTTTTCCATACCTCTTCTCCCAATGGTTATACCAGTAGCGATATGTAGATTCTTGATACCATTCCATACCAGTCGTAAACCTACCAAGTTCCCAACCTATTGCCCAAGCAAGACCTGGTATTCCTCCAAATGTTGAAAAAGCATTAGTCCCTTGTTCAAGAATTGATTGTGTACTGCTTATCTCACCATTTCGTCTTTCTAACTCTATAAATACAGCATTCAATATTCCTAAGGCATTTCCTACCCTACTGATTTTTTTTGCTGTTGTTTTAGCAAATTTATTTTTACCTCCTGTAATTCCATTTCCTCCCCAATTTTGTTTATATATCTTAAAGTTTTTACCCATCCAAGTACCATACGTTTCACTATAATATAATTCATTACCAATAGTTGTCAGTGCTCCTGCATAAACTTCCCACCCAGGAGCTTTTCCTTCCTGAGGTACAAACTGATTTTGATAAGGTGCAAATTGATTTCTTGGATTCTGCATTAGAGTTCCTACTGCATTGGAAACATACGTATTAAATTCTGCTTTTGTAGTTATAACCACTCTCTGTGTAGCACCACTCCCTTGAAACCATTCTTTTATAGAATTATATTGCTTTGAGAACCATTGTCCTACACTTCTTCCTTGTTTTTCAAACCATTGCCCTGTACTTTTTGCATTACGTTCTATCCAATCTTTTATTTCTGGCCAATTTTCTTTTATTGTGTAGCCAAGACTTCCTAAAAGTCCGCCTAATCCTCTTTGTTGGTTAGGTGTTAGTCCTTCTTCTCCATACTCTCCTGTAGGGTCTATGTATAACAACGGATTGTTAAGTACATATCCATACCTATTAAAGTTTTGGGTGTTAAAAGGGTCTTGTACAAAGTTGTCGGGTTGTAAGAAACGGTGTAGCGCTGGGTCGTACAAGCGAGCATTCATATTGATAAGTCCTACACTCAATAAATGTTCGTGCCCTGTATAACCGCGGTCAAGTAGTAAGTTTTCTAACTTATTGCCGTTGCCGTCAGTGATGCTTAACACTTTGCCCCAGGCATCAAAGTGCCTTGCTTAGTTAGTGTCTATAATATTTCAATGTACTTAAATCACGGTGCAAAGATACATTTTTTCAATTATCTTTTCTTTCTAATTTTACAATTTGGACAGGTTAAATATTTCTTACCTACTTTTATTCCTCCATTGAGAGTAATATCATTAGTAAGTTCTTCTCCATAGTTCTCACACCAAAAAATATCTCCATCAATTTCTTTAATTCCCCATTTACTATTTATAATCTTAAATATTTTACCTTCTTTCATTACCCAATAACCGTGAAAATGTTGTATAATAAAAATAAAATTATTAGGATTTTTACATTGATAATCCATCAACTTCTTTTCAATGTTTTCTGAATCAAATATAATAGGAGGGTCATATATAGAAGAAATATTATTCATTAGTTTATAATATGAGTCAAACATCTGGAAAAATTGAATTTCATTCTTGTTTTTTATTATAAGCATTTGAAAATTAGGAGCTTTTTTTAGAGAAATAAGTTTTTCTATCATATCTCCACACTTATATTTTTTCCCTTGTAGGTCTAAAACTGGAATTGAGAGGATATCTTCTTTATTAATATCTATTATATTATTTTTTTTTAGATATATAAGGGCAGAATCCTTATATATATTTTTGTCATAATGAAAAGGATTGCTCTCTTGTGAGAAAGAGAGGATATTGATAACAAAAGATAGTATAAAGGTAATTTTTATTTGCATATCAACGTATACTGAAAATTAAAAACATATTATTAAGAGTTCTAAAAGAATTTGTACTATTATTAGACGATGGGTTCATAACATTAATAATAAATCGACCGCTATCATAAAGTCTCACTCTATTAATTACCGTAGCGTGTGCAAAAATAAACTTCTGTCCTCCCATTCCTATTGCCTTTATTCCCGTATCGTAAGTTAGTGATACGGCTGTTCTTTTGCTCATATTGTTTGCTATTTCTCTAATTGTATTTACAGGGTTAGCTTTATCTATAGAGATTGAACCTGTTCGATAACCAGCATTAGCATACATCCTACCTATTTCTCGATTAGTTAGTCCTTGTCCTATGGAACTTGGGTTAGAAGAAGTAAAATAACTTTGAGTTCTATTATTACCATAATACTTATCTATACTCTCAGCACAAGCATAAGTACAGTCATAATCTCCTATTTGGTTTACTTGGGGGATAGGCAAATCTACATCAAGTATTTTTCTATCTCCTCTCCAAAAGTTTCTTCCATCAATTACAGCATCAATACCACCAGCTATACCACCTGTTATAGCTCCGAAAGCAGTTCCTGTTAATCCATCGTTAATTCCATTTTTTAGTGCTTGTCCAATATTTTGACCTGAGACTAAACTATTACCTATTCCAGAGGTTATTCCCCCTGTGAGACCAGAAGCAGCTCCTATAACTGCACCTGAAAAGAAACTTGAGGATACAGCAGCCGCAGAAGAGGATCCCAAAAATCCTGCACTAAAAGCACCACCAGCTAATGCAGATGATGTACCACCCATTACACCTGCACTTAATGCTCCTGCGAGTGCTCCAACACCAAAATATCCTAATCCTTGGGCTGAAAACTTAGCTCCGTGTGTAGCCCAATTTATCACTCCTCCTACGACAGCGCCTATGACTAAATGCCAAAACTCTCCATTTTGGTCTACATACACCAACGGATTATTCAAGCAATACCCATATCTATTAAAGTTCTGCGTGTTAAAAGGGTCTTGTACATAGTTGTCGGGTTGTAAGAAACGGTGTAGCGCTGGGTCGTACAACCGTCCGTTCATATGGATAAGTCCTACCGTTTGCAGGTGTTCGTGCCCTGTAAAGCCTCTATCTAATAAAGTTAAACCTTGTAACACTTTTCCCGCTCCATCTTCTACTTTTATGGGTTGCCCCCAAGGGTCAAAGTGTCTGCGCTCGGCTATATTGCCGTCTTCATCGGTGAGCATTACTATAGAACCTAAGTAATCTCTATGTAAGTAATAGAGCTTTTGCACTTCACCATCCGAAATGAGTATTGCAGGGGCACTATACGCATCACCGCCTAAGTAAAATACAAACTTGGTGCTGTTATCCGTTTTGTTACATACTATCTCTACACTACCGTCGTGGCTGTAGTGTTTAAGCAGTGGGCGTTTAGCTTTTTCTACTTCAGCATTACCGTAATAGCAGTGCGAACGTTCGCCAAAGGCATTGTACAAATAGGTGATACGCTCAACTGCTCAGGACTTATTTTTCAATATTTCATATGTACTTTAATCACGATGCAAAGGCAGAAAATATTCTTTAATCTTGCCTATATACATTAGTAAAATATATGTTTTTAAATCCTGCCTTTTTTAACTTATCTGCAGTTTCTAAACCAACTACAGTGAGATAGCTCTTATTGGAAAAAGAAGCAAATCTGTACTCGCTCCTACAAATAAAGTCATCTGTATCCATATAAAAATCTTGTTTACAATATCTGGGTGTTCTTACAATTTCATCATAACTTCCACAGCAATCTCTATAATTTAGAAACAAAGACTCTTTATAATCTAATTCATAGATATTATGAACTATAAAATAATAAAACATAGGAGACTTAGGAAGTTGGATAAACTCTAAACCTTCATAATGATTTTCCTCACAAAAATCTTTGAATTTTTGTGATACAATGATATAGTGATCATAAGTACCTAAAAAATTTCCTTTTTTATTTTTTACTTTATAATCTAAGTTAGCAATATCTGCTATCCTATTTTTACAAATAGGGCATATATCTGTTCTTTCCTGAACTTTAGGATATACAAAACCCTTCTCATCTGTTCCTACAATTATTTTTGCCACCATAATATTAAATTTAAATTGTTGTTCTTGCTATAAATCATTAGTTGGTCTATATACATTATCAAAATATATATTTTTAAATCCTGCTTTTTTTAACTTATCTGCTGTTTCTAAACCAACTACAATAAGATAGCTCTTATTGGAAAAAGAAGCAAATCTGTACTCACTCCTACAAATAAAATCATCTGTATCCATATAAAAATCTTGTTTACAATATCTGGGTATTCTTACAATCTCATCATAACTTCCACAGCAATCTCTATAATTCAGAAACAAAGACTCTTTATAATCTAATTCATAGATATTATGAACTATAAAATAATAAAACAGCGGGGATTTAGAAAGTTGAATAAACTCTAATCCTTCATAATGATTTTCCTCACAAAAATCTTTAAATTTTTGTGATACAAAAGTATAGTGATCATACGATACTAAAAAATTTCCTTTTTTATTTTTCACTTTATAATCTAAATTTGCAACATCAGCTATCCTATTTTTACAAATAGGGCATATATCTGTTCTTTCCTGAACTTTAGGATATACAAAATCCTTCTCATCTGTTCCTACAATTATTTTTGCCACCATAATATTAAATTTAAATTGTTATTCTTATAAAAATCCCATCGAGCATCCCAATACTTTATCCAATTTTTATCATAAAATTGCTTCATAGCATCAAATCTCTGTGTTCTGCTAAAATTAAATCGTATTTTAGCACCAGAATTTCTTGGTTGAGGTCGCATATGTTGTCCTAAAGCATTCTTTTTCTCTACCAAAAAATTGTTGAGGTCTTTGTGCAATTCCTGATGTCGAGAAATACTCATTGGGGTTAATTTCTGATCAGGAGCTCCTCCCATAAAAATAGGATCTGAATGATGTAGTTGTATCTTTTCTCCTGTCCAAGGGCTCAATTTATTTTCCTTTGCATATCTATACCCGCCTATAGCACCAGTAGTAAATCCTATGCCAGCACCCATAAGACCGCCTCTAACACCATCTGAAAAAGCTCTATCAAAATCTTCATATTGTATATAGGAAACTGCTGTTCCAATTGCAAAACCTGATACAGCGCCTCCTACACTATTAACAGCAGCTTGTCTTAGCACAGGACTACTAATAGAAGAAAATATACCTCCTAAATTTTTTGTTGCCCATCCTCCAATCTTTGCCCCTGCCCACGAAGTAGCGGCACCTATAGCTGTAGCAGTTACACCATCATCAAAATTAAGACTACTCCAGCCACCCTGTGAGACTTGTGTAGTTATATAGTTTCCTAATCCTGAAATAGCTCCCACTGCGAATGGCCCTACATAAAGAGAAGCCCAACCTGAAACCGCTCCTACTCCAAAATATCCCAATGCACTACCCCAAGAGGTTACATTTCCTTGTATAGCATTTACTGCCAAGTTAATAACACCTCCTGCAACAGCAGCTATCAAATCATCTATGCCAAACCATTCTCCTGTAATGTCATTATACACCAACGGATTATTCAAACAATACCCATACCTATTAAAGTTCTGGGTATTAAACGGGTCTTGGATATAGTTATCGGGCATTAAGAAGCGGTGTAGGGCAGGGTCATAGAGACGTCCATTACAATGGATTAAGCCTACACTTGCTAAATGCTCGTGCCCTGTATAACCTCTGTCAAGAAGCTACTTATCTAACTTGTTGCCGTTGCCGTCTGTGATGCTTAACACTTTGCCCCAGGCATCAAAATGCCTTGCTTCTACGAGCTTGCCGTTAAGGTCGGTGATGGCTACAATACTGCCTAATTGGTCGCGGTGTAGGAATAATAATTTGCCTTCTTCACCATTGCTGCTGTATACCGCAGGAGCTGTGTACGGGTCACCGCCAAGGTAAAACACAAAGTTAATGCTGCCTTTAGCTTTATCCTCTTTAATTTCTACACTGCCATCGGCACTGTAATGCTTGTGAATAGGGCGTTTTTCTTTTTCGGCTTCCGCATTGCCATAGAAGCTATGGGCACAATTGCCAAAGGCGTTGTATAAGTAGGTGATACGCTCTTTGTCCTTCACGTATATTTGCTCAGGGCTTATTTTTTTTCAATATTTTAATGTACTTAAATCATAATACAAAGGTACAAAATATTTTTCAATCTACATATTCATTTACATATATATCATCATTATAAAATGAATGTAAATTAGTGCCGCAAAAAGGACAGAAATGAATTTGTATTGAAACTACTTCTGAAAAATCGAAAACCTCATATATATCTATAAAGATAAAAAAACGTCTTCGTTTGTTAATTTGTATAATCTTCTTTAGCCTTTCTTCTTTTTTGATGGGAAAATATTGAATTTCTTTTTCCGAATATCTTTCAGCAAATTTTACAATTCTAATCTTAGGAGCTTGTTGATCTCTAAGAGAATAATAATTTTTAAATAAATCACAACAAAATTCTTTCTCTTTTTTCTTTTTTAATCTTGTTTTGAAGAAATTAAACATAACTTATAAATATTTTATTTATTAAACAATTTTATAAAAGTAGGAACGTATTTAGGTTGTATTTGGTATTCGTAACCCTTTATTGTGCCATGTTCTCCATTATATTTTATTATATTTCCTCCCTCTATCATTTGCTTTAAAGTAAATCTTGATATCGTAACCTTTACAAGACTTCCTCCATTTTTGATATAAGAACGGGCATATTCAACATTATCAGTCATAAACAAAGGATCTCCTTTACCTTCACTACCTGTAGTACCTCTATACAGCGTTACATTGTCGCCCATAGGGTCTGGCGAAAAATCGTAGTCAGAATTAAATTCTAACGCCTTACTCAGTTCTCGTGATAGAACTCTATCTTTTTTAGTAACAATACGATTTCCTATTATTCCTGAAATAGCTCCTACCGCTGCTCCCGATGCAAAGCCTGAGAAGCCATTTTGTGCCGCGATGCTAGCATCTCCTGTTAAAACCAACCCTCCAACAAATCCTCCTGCATATCCACCAGCTGCTCCAGAAGCTATTCCTGTTATAGTACTTCTAAGAAGAGGATTAGTCACATTATAATTATTAAGCATTACTGTAGAAGCTTTTCCAATAGCACCTCCTATTAAACCACCTACTGCTCCCGATAAAGCTCCAATCCCCATACCTTGTAAAACCTTACCATTCCCACCTGGCAATACTGCAAACCCACCACCTGATATAGCTCCTCCAACAGCTCCTCCCACCATTGAAGAGACAAGTGTAGTTCCTCCTGCAATGGTTCCTCCAACAGCAGAGCCAACACCTGCCGATACACCCCCTATAACAGCCCCACCTGCCATTCCTATCCAAGTGTTAGCATTGCTATAGTTCCATTTAAACGGATTATATGTACCATTAGCTTGCGCACCTCCTATATAAGCACCTATTACCGCAGCAACTAAAAATATCCATTCCCCATCCTGATCTACATATACCAACGGATTATTCAAGCAATACCCATACCTATTAAAATTCTGAGTGTTGAATGGGTCTTGGATATAGTTATCGGGCATTAAGAAGCGATGTAGGGCAGGGTCGTAGAGACGTCCATTACAATGGATTAAGCCTACACTTGCTAAATGCTCGTGTCCTGTATAGCCGCGGTCAAGTAGTAAGTTTTCTAACTTATTGCCATTGCCGTCAGTGATGCTTAGCACTTTGCCCCAAGCGTCAAAATGCCTTGCTTCTACGAGCTTGCCGTTAAGGTCGGTAATAGCGACAATACTCCCTAATTGGTCTCTATGTAAAAAGAGCAGTTTTCCCTCTTCACCATTGCTATTGTATACCGCAGGAGCTGAATACGGGTCGCCACCGAGATAAAATAGAAAATCAATACTTCCTTTTGTTTTATCCTCTTTGATTTCTACACTGCCATCAGCACTGTAATGCTTATGAATAGGGCGTTTTTCTTTCTCAGCTTCCGCATTGCCATAGAAGCTATGGGCACGACTGCCAAAGGCGTTGTATAAGTAGGTGATACGTTCTTTGTCCTTTACGTATATTTGCTCAGGGCTTATCTTCAATATTTCGATGTACTTTAATCACGATGCAAAAAAAATTAGTACCATCTATTAATCCTATCTAAAAAGTAATTGTAATTATACATTTTTAAAAAGAAACTTATAGGTTTTGCTTCATTTTTCATACTATAATACTCCACAGCAAAGTCATTTGTTTTGTAATATAATCGCATCTTATCTTCAAGGAGCTTATAAACTGTGTGCAAATCATTTTTAGTCTCCTCATAATTATATTCTATATATTGATTTTCAATCATCTGAATATACTTTTCTAAGGCAGTGTATATTAAGGGATCTTGAGAAATACCCTTATCTTTATCATATTCACTGCCATAACCAAGATTTTTTGCTTGTGAAAAATCTCTTGCAAAGCGATAGTACTTTTCTCTTTCCTTATAGAAAGTAACAAACCCATTATTACCCTCCTTTTTGTAGTTGAGAATAGAATAATACAACTGCTTGATGATCAGAAAGAAAAAGAAAGAATCTGTCTTATCCCTTCCATTTTCGTATGACTCAATAAGATACTTCGGAGTGCCCTTATACTCTTGAATAGCATTTAATACATCCTTACAGTGCATTTCTTTGAGTAATGCATCTATTGGAAAAGTTTGCATTGGTACAAAATAGTTCTTCCCAAAGTAATGTACTTTATCTATATATTTTTCCTTGTAAAAAGGTATTTTTGCATGGGTAAGATAGCTGTATACGTTCCTAATAAATACCCATAATTCTCCTCTTGTAGTCCTATCTAAAATAGTTTTATCGGCTAATGCACTTAGGTATTTATCTAATACAAAATACAGTAAAAGCATATCAGTGGTAGAGACGCATTGCTTTAAAAAGAAACCTTTTTGAGCTTTCTGTGAGTTAAGTACTTTGGTTTCTAAGAGGTGTAAGGCATAAGAATAGTACTTTTCATTCTCTTTAAAAATTGCATAGTATTCCTCTATCTCATTTTCTGAGAACCTATCTATAGAAAGAAACATCTGTCTATAAAGCAATGCTATAAATAAAGTTTCTTGTTTAGTCATTTTGATTAAAACTTTATGTTATAATAGTATTGAGGTCTGTATTCTTAATCGGCAAAACTAAATGTTGAAAAAAAATAGGGTATGGCTTCCAATTTTTGGCAGGAAAACTCCCTTCAAAAAAGGATAGATTTAAACACTTTTTAAACACCCTTTAAAAAGTGTAAAAACACGGATGAACTCCGTGTTTTTATTATATAGGGTAGTTGGCTGTAAGGATTTCTATACGCTTCTTTCCTGTGCTATTGCTGCTGCCTAAATGCATTGACACTTCTTTTTGATACCAGCCGTGTGTTTGGGTGTAGTGGGTGAGTTCATTATTATGGTAGGAGCTTAATAGAAACTTGCCTTTGAGGGTAGAAAGGGTGGCTAACAACTCGTTAAAATGCTCTTGCTCATAGCCTCCGTAGTGACCTTGTTTAGCTCCTACATAGGGTGGATCTATGTAGTGGAAGGTGTCGGGGGTGTCGTGGTGGGTGAGGACTTCGGTGGCATCGTTATTATCTATTTGTACGCCTTGCAAGCGCAATGAGTAGATGTCGGTGAAGTTGGTAATTTTGTTGTTGAGGGCTGACACATTCTTGCTGTTGGTTGTGATACGGCAGTTGCCAACTTGGTTAGAGTAACCGCAGTTAGTAGCGTACCAAAATGCCCACGCTTGTTGTACTTCGGTAAAGGCAAAAGGGGCATGATAGATTACAAGGGCGGCTTTATAGGCTTCTCGGCTAATTATTGAACGTTCTATAAGTGTTTTGAGCTCGTCAAAGCGGGTTTGCAGCACTTTGTAGAAGGTGTAGACATTGGCGTTGAAGTCGTTGATGATTTCGGTTTTTACCTTTGGTTTAGCCCAAAAGACTGCCCCGCCTCCGAAAAAGGCTTCGGTGTAGACGGTATGTTCGGGGATAAGGGGCAGTATGTGGGGTAACATTGTTTGTTTGCCTCCGTAATAGCTTATGGGCGTGCGTTGCCAAGTGGTGGATACTGGTTTCATTGCTTCTGTGGTAACATTAATAGATCGGGTTTGTAAATGTCCTTTACTTCGGTACTTGGTTCAAAGGTATCTACATCTTTGCGTTGGGGTGTTTTGGTGTATATGCCATTGGCTACTTCGGTGAGGGCTTTGTCCATTAGGCGTATGCCCATTGGTAGTAGCTCTTTTTGCCATAGTTCCTTTGCCGCTTCTTTTGGCGATTTAGCGTATAGCTTGGGCGGTATCCAACACCAATCTTGGCATAGTATATCGCCTCTATCTATACCTGCGTTTAGCCAATAAACACTTCCGCCAGCTACTATGTCACGCATTCGGATTGCCCACTCAATGGCTGAACGCCCTCGATGTCGGGGTAAAAGGCTGGGGTGATAGCCTATCCACCCTAAGCGGGTTTTGTAGCGGGTTCGCTTGCCTATATAGTCGAATGAATGAACAGTTATACCTAAATCTACCCCAGAGGGCATAGTGTCGTAGGTAAGCATCCCCGCAGGTAATATAGGTATGTTGTGTAGCTTTGCTAAACGCCCGATATACTTATCGTCTAAGGGGCAACATACGCCTACTACTTCATAGCCTTTGGTAATACATAAGGATAGTATTTCCTGCCCGAAATACTTTTGTCCGCTGATAAATACTTTAAACTTTTGCTTCATTTTTATTGTCTTCTGTTGTTGTTTCTGTAATTTTTCCTAAGTATTTAAAGCCTTGTACGGCTCTAAAATGCCCTCCATAGCCTGCCACCATTACCTTTTCACCCCCGATAGGTTTGCAGGTTTTTATCATTGAAGCTCGGCTTCGGGCTTTGTTATCTCCGTGCAATTTAGCAGAAGTTTGTTCCCATTTATTAGAATGGCGAAGGTAGTTGCACAGTTGGGGGTGTGAGGTATGAAAAAAAGTGTGTAGTTTGCGATTACACCGCCCGTTGCCCTCCAAATGGTACTGCATTACAAAGTTGAGAAATTGAGTACCTACGCCCGCTCCTTGCCATTCGGGCATTACTACTAATCGGGTAGCACGGTAGGCATTGGCTGTGAATAGAGGAGTGACAGCAACGTGGCAAACAAGTTCACCATTGACTGTACCCACAAAGTATTCGGCGCAAGGAGGGTGCGGTAGGTCTAAATAGTAATGTTCTTTAAAAAATCGCCAGTAACTACCGTTTGCCTTCCAAACTTGGAGTTCAATAGGGGGTCGTTTTTGGACTTTTTTTTTACTTCTGATACTCTCGTATCATACACCCAATCAGGTTGCAACCATTCGATTATATCGTAATGACAAGATAACAGAATAATTTGTCGATTAGGCACGCGTCTCCACGCTTTAGCAAATGCCGAAGCCCCTATTTTGGCGATTTGGCGGTCGATTACGGAGGTAAATTCATCTACTATTACCTTGTCGGGGGCATCACAGATGAGGCGCGCTAAACCCGCACGAAACTGCTCGCCATTACTGAGGACTTTGAATGGACGCAACCAAGCGGGTACATCGCCGAGCCCTACGGCTGAAAGTGCGGAGGTTACTTCGTTCATTGACTTGTTAGGGGTAATATCCTCAATAATGGGTAGGTTCGGGTTCCACCCTTCGGCGAGGTTGGTTATACCGCTATCCCATATTTGTTTGCCTATGGAGGTTTTACCGCTTCCAGAAGGACCTACGATAAGCCCTATTTGCCAACCTTCATCTTCTATGGGTAGGTTGGCGGTGTGTTCCCACGTGTGCCCGTTTTCGGCATTGAAAAGGGACTTTACTTTTTCGGCACGAAAGGTTTTGAAGTTTTCGCTGGTGTGTTTGATTTTGATTTCCATTATACGCTTACGACTTTAAGGTTAGTAAATCCCATCTTTTGGAGTTTCTCGAATAGTTCTTTTTGTTCTTGTTCGCTACCTACTTTGATGATGATAGCGTGCTGTTCTTTGTACTTGAATTTTGCCATTTGTTATTTTGTTTTTGTAATTCAGAAAATAGTTGTACTTTTGTGGTCTCTCACATCATTAAACATAAAGAAAACACGCAGGTACAGAAGACATATTGTCCTCCGTAGCCTGCGTGGTTATGTTTAAAATGATGTGAGAGTTATTTTAAAGCGGAGGACATTTTTTTACTGCTTGACCTCCTTTTTAGCAGTGCTTTAAAAGCGTTTTAAAAGCTGTTTAAATCTTCCACCGAAACGGCTTATATTTCCAAAGGATAAATACTAATACAGCGAGTAGCAAGAGCCAAAGGGTATGCCTTACGGGGCTACTTTTCAATTGTTTGCTTACTTGCTTAACTTGAGTGTATGCGTGTTTTTGTACTTCGGCTTTAGTTCTTGTGTATGAATTATTATAAAGGGTACTATCAGCCTGCTGTAGGCTCTTAGAATGGGTGCTTGTAACTCGTAGCTTAACCTTTCCGTTGAGTACTCTTATAACTTCATTATCGCCGTCACGAATGCGGGTGTAGATAAGTTCACGTGGTTTGCCTACACTATCGGTGAGGCTTTCGAGTTCGAGTTCAAAGGACTGGTCGGACTGGTGGGACAAGTCTGTTTTGCGACCTTCATAGGCAAAAAGCTGTGAACTATCCTTGTAATGGATAAAATGCTCTTTTTGAATTTGCTTTTGCTCGGTAGTGGTAACCTTGCGGGTACGGCAACCTACTAAAGCAAGGAACGCTAATAATAATAGGGTTAATTTTCTCATTTGCTAATGTTTTTGTATTCGTCTTTTGCGTTGAAACAAGGGCAAGCTTTAGCTACTCCTGGGAAGTCACGGTGTCCTAAGATTTCAGCTTGTGGATATAGGACTTTAAGCTCGGTGAGGAGCTTTTTTAAAGCTTCTTTCTGTGCCACTGTGCGGGTATCTTTAGGCTGTAGCGTGTTTTTATCTATCCCACCAATGTAGCAAATGCCGATGCTGTCCTTGTTGTGTCCTTCTACGTGGGCAGGGACTTTATTGACGTCTCTGCCCTCTTCAACCGTGCCGTTTAGGCGTACAATGTAGTTGTAACCTATCTCATTAAAACCTCTTTGTTTGTGCCATAGGTCGATATCTTTGACGGTGTGGTCTCTGCCCTCTGGTGTAGCGGAGCAGTGTACTACGAGGTAGCGGATGTTGCGTGTGCTTTTTTTCATTGGGTTATTAGAGTATTAAGGTGAATAATATAGTAAGGGTTATGGCTATTGCCAAAGGGTTTACCCATAATACCCATTGGGCATTGTAGCTTTTAGGCTCTGGAGTTACACGCCTTTGAAAGGCTTCATACTGCCAACGTTGGGTATCGTCAAGTAGGGGAAAGTCTTTGTCTGTAAGTGGGCAAAAGTGAAAATAGCCAAATCCAAAGAAACAAGCTACTGCAAGCAAGGGCAAGAGTATGTATAGCCAGCTGTAAAGCTCGGCACAAACAATAAGTCCTCCAATGAGTATTAAGGGTAATATGATGTTGGCAGAGCGGGTAAAACTTCTTATTTTACCTGCAAATGGCACTATATAACTGAGTGCAAATAGTTTGATGATGTGTTTTCGCATATATTTTTTCATATTCTTTTAGATTTTAAGGATAACCAGCTGGGCGATTCTCTAATAATGAAATCCTACTTTCTAAATCGCCTACTTTATTAAACAGATTTTGAAAGTCTTCAAATAAAGTAGTCAAGCTATTTCCATTAACCCTTACCGTTTGCGCATTAAAATTTATACTATCTTGTGCAATTAATGATATTGTTTTATATCCAGATATATTAGCATTCATTGAATCATCACCACGAAAATTTATATCTTGAGCATGAACATCAAAGAATTGTACATGTCCTAAACTACCTCTTAAATAGATACCCTGATTGGTTTCTAAGGCAATATTAACTCCAGATACTATATCAACTCCTTTTCCAAAAAATTTGAGAAGTTCCTCACTTGAGTGGATGTATAGAGATTTAGAGGAAATATCCATCCTGCCTAAAGGATTAGATATGGATATTTGTGAATTTTCAAAAAAACTAACGAGTTGTTTTAATTTTTCAAAAAATTCGTCTTTATCCATTTTTCCATTTATTATTGTTGCCAAATCCTTGTTGTTCTTAACTTGGGTAACAATTTCTTGAAGAGTATCAAGGGAGGTGTCGTCTACGTTTAGGGTAGTCTCTACTTGTCCCATTTTGGTTTGCAGTCCGTCAATAGCCTCTTTCAGCTGTTGTCCTGTGCCTTCATATCCGCCTTTGGGTAACAAGCCCGATACATCAGTAGGCTGCAAGTCCTCTAACTTCTGCTTGAGCTCGTTGGTGAAGTCATTAGATGATAAACCTTTACCTTCCTCTTTGTTTACTTTTTTGTCGATGAGCTCTTGTAGCTTGGTATTAGATTTTAGAAGAGTAACAATTTCCTGCAAGGTGTCGAGGTTTACATCATCTACTTGTAAGATGGTATGAATGGCTTGTATTTGGTTTTTCAACTCATCGAAGAGGGCACGGTGGGCATTGGTGTCATTGATGTGATTGAGCAGCTGCCCTGCTGAGGCGGTGCTCTCAATTGCTCTGCTAAGCCCCTCAATGTTGCTCATTGGAATTTGTTCGCTTTTATGCCAAAAACTGTCAATCCAAGCAGCGAAATGTTCTTGCGCGGGTTTCATTAAGTTAGAAAACCACTTTTTTAATGTCTTTTTTGGTGTCATATTACTAAAAATATTAAGTTATTACTTATTAGTTAAAGCCGATGTACTCTATGAATTGCACCACGCGGTAAGGTGGCATATTGTTATGGGGCTGGTCGCCACCAACTGAGGAGGTATTTTGATTATAATAAGCATCATATGTACCACTATTCCAATTACGCCCTCCTAAAAGCCCTCCTCCTCCATAACGATTGTAGAGACTCTCACTACCTTGTTGGTGATTGTGAGCAGGCATTTCCTCAATAGTGAGTTTGTGAGAACGTTCGCCTCCTTGTTTAAGGATCTGATTAAGACCATAGTCTTGAACATCTTCGGGTTTCTTAACGTAGTCAGGGTCAAGACCTATCGGCATTTTACCTCGCAGGTTCACGTATTCTCTCCAGCCTGTGGGTATTTCATTCGCTGGTTTACCCCATAAGGCGATGAGTCCAATAGGCACGGCTTGCTTTTGTTTTTTGAGTTTTTCGACTTCGTCTTTTAACTCTTTCAACGCTTTATTTTCAGCTTTATTTTTTCCTAAATTTTGTAGGTTAGTAACGCGTTGAAAGTCTTCCCAATTGTAAGTCTTTTCGGGGGTAGAGAGACCAAAAGCGGCTGTGCGAATGTTTTCTAAGGGACGGAGGAAGCCATCGTCAAAGGTTACTTCGTTAGTTTCCTCTTTGATGATAACGGTATCTCCTTTCGCACCTCCTTCAAAGGGGAAAAGTTCTCCATTAATAAAGACAGTGCCAGGGGTGATGGTGTTGCCTATCTCCTCGCAACCTGAGATAATTGCCTTATTGCCTGCCATACTTCCTAAGCTATTGAAGAGGCGGTAGCTGTTCTGCATAAAGGCAAGGAACGCCACATCAAAAGGATAGCCTGCGTTGTGTTCTGTATTTATTGTATTCATAATCCTCTCCCCGTTCCCCTCCCCGAAAGAGAGGGGCAATCCGCACGGGGTAACGGTTTTAGTTATGATTTATCTCCCATCGTTTGCCCGCGAGCTTGTAGAAGTTCACGAGGGCTTCAAGTTTATATTTGTCGTATGTTAAGTCCTTGGGGAGGACTACTATAAAATCTACTCCGCCGTCAATGTAACTACCTCGTTGATAGAGGAAGATTTTGCCTAAATATAGGGGTTTATTAGCACTGCGGGGATAGATATACAATCTTTGTTTCTGCCTGCCGTCCTCGATACGGATACGCCGTTGTTCGTCATCAAACTCATCATTAAGAGCCTTGCGCAAATAGCATACTTGGCTGTTGTGTGCCAAGTTGTACAAGTCGGCTTGGCGAGCTCGCTGAAAGTCGTACAGCAGTTTGTGAAAAGGCGTTGCCAACATACGCAACCACGCTATGAGCTTCGGCTTTCGCAAAAAGGTGGGGGTAAGCAGTACAAGTAGTTTGTCGATGTTTAGGTTATACATTGCTGACATAAGAGATGTCGTTAAAGTTATCAATGGTAAAGTAGCCCGCGGTGGGTATTTTGCTTATCTCTATCGTTTCAAAAGCTCCGTAGTCTCCACTACTGGTGATGTTCTTACTTTGTGCCAATACCAAATGCGGTATTTTCACTCCTTCGGCTTGTTGTAGCGCATCAATAAGGTGTGCTAATACGAGCTCACCATTGAATGGCAACCTTTTTAAGTAGCTTTTTATAGCCTCTTCTACTGGCTTGGTAGCGTGGATGATACTTTGTCCGTTACTATCTAATACCAAAGGGTCATAGACGATTTTCATTTGCAGGTGCAGTATATCGGGCTGATAGTTCACTACCGATAGGCGTACGCCCGCGTCTTTGATTTCTTGCAAGTAGGCGGCAAAGGCTTGCTTTTGGGCATCACTGATAGGTTGGAGCGTGTCGCCCTGTTCGCCTGCTATTTTGACTATCAAACGCCCCTCGTTTTTGCTTTCTATCACTGCCGAGTACTTCACTATCTTGCTGGCTTCTATCTGTTCCTCTGTATGTCCTTGGTTATTGAACTTATCGCTGTCGGGCAATAGGTCAAACCCGTATTGGAAGGCAAGGGCTTTGCTTCTGTACCAACGTGCTGTGTGGGGTTTGAGTTCGGTAAGGCGTTTGTCTATATCCGCTCTATGATGGTCGAATAGCTTCTCTAAGCTCCATATTGCCACCGCTATAATATAGACCCACAAGCGCCAAATCGCTACTTTGGAAGTGCTATTGAGACTTTCCAATGCAGGCTCTTGTGCTTTGGCTTGCAGGATAAGGTTTTGTATCTCTTGAATGCTTCGTGCCATAGTTATTGTTGTGTTACTACAAAGTCTAAGTTAATCGCCCAAATACTGATACCCTCAAGGCGTTTAGCAACTTGTTCATCTTCCTTAGAAAAGGCAGTTGCGGGCTGTAAGTTCTTTGCGATGTAGTAGTTTAGTATATCTTTATTGCTAAATACCTCTGCAGGTAATACTAAGGTTTTGCCCGCTTGCACATCATCAGTGATGTTAATAGAGTTGGCTTCGGCAAACTCAAAGACGCTTTCTATTGTGCCTGTATGCTGTAGAGCGAGGTCTAATAGTGACTGATTATGTAGGGCTGTTATTGTCATCTAATTCAAAAGTCTTATAGAATTTTTTATTAATAATCTTGAGCAGCACCTTTGCAAATCGAAATCCTAAACAATCTAAGTTCTCCAAGAGACTCACCACGAGTTGCCATATAATAGCTATGAGAACTACCCAATACAACCAATGAAAGGGGTCGAACTCAAAACCTCCAAGACTTGGAAACTCTACATTAGCCGAGAAGGTATGCAATATATAAATAGGTACAAGATAGGTGGCTATTTTCAGGAGCATACGCCCAAACTTGCGACTCTCGTGCTTCTCGCCCCTCTTTCGGGAGGCTTGTACCCCAGTGATCCACTCAAAGATAAGTAACACTACATAAGCGGTTAGGAATAAATGGTTGAAACCAAATAAGAAGTGCACGGTGGCAAATAGTAATGATAGTATAACGTCCATTTTGATAAATAGCATTGAAAAGGTGTGACCAAAGGATGAGCGTAAGAATTCGTTAGAGTCCCTAAAGCCAAAGCCTTGTAAGATGTAGTTGAGTTTTATCATATTATTATTTTGTTTTTAACTTATTGTACCCGTTCCAGTACTGTTAGTAGCACCAGTTTGGGCGGTGGCTGTACCTGCCGTGCTTACAGATATACCTGCGGCTACGGTTACCTCGCCACTCTTAACAAAGTCATCAATAAGAGAGGCTAAGCGTTCGGCATACTCTTCCATACTTGCATCGGTTTTGCGCTGCATATCTTGTTGCAGGCGGATAATGCCTTGTTGAAGGGCTTGTTTGTTTAGTGCCGTAGTTTAATTATATTGTCCATCAATTAGTAATTTGCCGTCCTCTTGTAGGGCTACATCGTTAATCTGCATACCGTCATACTCCAACTGTTTTTTTATTTCAATGAGTACTTCGGTATAGAGGTCATCGGCGAGCATTTGGGCGATGCCTACCCCTACTTCGGGGTGCTCTTTCCATTCACCCTTCTCAGTAGTAAGGATAGCCTTTTGCTGTTGGTCATCAGAGTACCCCACCTCAAAATCACCTGCTAATAGGCGCAAATCGTTTTCCTCATCTATTAGTATATCTTTCATTAAGCTGTCTGCATTTGGTTTATACTATTGATAGCCCTAAGAAGTTCCTCCTTGACCATTGCTCCAAAGTTCTCTACTCCTTCACGTACAGAGGAAACATATACCTTAGTATCAGTGCCTACATTGCCTATCTGTATATTGATATGCGTTTGTCGGGTGCCTCCTGATACAATATTGTCCTTGGTTTTAGTGCCTTCTCCCGTGGTGGCTGTAGTTTCTCCCGTAATAGGACTTATCCCTGGTGCGGGAGTACTTTCGGTTTTCATACCCAGCTTGCCCATTAGTCCGTCTTTTACCTCCTTAAAGCTCTTGAACTCTAAAGAGTCCCCTATTTTGCCAAAGGCTTCTTTAGCTTTAGCCCCTGCCTCGCCTGCCTTCTTATATCCTTCAGTTACCGATTTAGCGCGCTCTTGCAAGTCGTTTTGTATCTTGGCAATCATCGCTTGGTTCTCAGAACTATCGCCTAAACCAACCGCTTCTTTGAATTTATACCAGGCAAGCTTACAGGCATCTATACCTGCCATAAAAGCATTAACAGCTGTATTCCAATGAGCTTTATAGGTGAGTATAAAGGCTTCCCATATATACTTCATACCTTGTACAGTGTTATCCCACGCTTTGCCCCAACCACTTACGCCTACAATGCAATAAGTGATGATAGCAATAAGGGCTATAATACCCGCTATTATCCACGTAATGGGATTGGCTAAAAAAGCAAGGTTTGTCTTAATCACTGCCCAGGTGAGCCTATGTTGCCAAGCGGTAGCAATAGCTGTATAGGTGTTGTGTAGTATCATAGCTGTTGCGTAGATACCTATAGCTCCTGCAACGAGAAGCACCACAGGGTTAGCCTCTTGAAACTTCTGAATGAGCCAGCCTATACCTCCTCCTATGCTTGAAAATATAACTGCCATAAGGTCTACCAAGGGACCAAGTATAGGGCTAATAGCCTCGTACACTTTTAGCGCAAGCTCGGTGATAGAGTCCATCATCTTGTTGAACTTACCGCTGAGGGTTTGCCCCGCCTTTTCTGCACCTTGG